TAATGCTCGTAACTCTGTCACAGTACAAGGAGGAACTATCACATCAGGTGGTGGTTCTTCCCAACTATCTAGCGATATCTTAACTATACCTATTCAGAAAGCACAAGATGTATCAAGTGCATCGGCAATGGCAGAGATATTACTTAACCCTGCAAATAAGGATAAGATATATCGTTATATGGGCGAAGCAAGTTCATACTATACTTATGGATGCTATTATGTAATGAGAATAGGGAGTTATACAGTAGAAAATGCACCTGGATATACATATAACTTCATTCAAGATAGTGAGGATATGTATCCCAATACAGGAGTTACTTATAAATCTACTAATTGGAGTAAAAATAATTCATATTCAGTAGCAAAGGTAACTTTCCATCATTGCAGAAATATTCAAATTCATATTAACTCTTGGGCTGAAAATAATAGTGATTATACTATATTATCAATATTAGATGCTCCAGGAGTACCAATAAATTCTACTGATTCAAATACATTTGCAACTTCAACATCATATAATAGAGACCCGAGAACATCCCTCAATAATTGGAATTCGTGTTATTTCTCTATAAACGATAGTGATGACCATTATGTTTATATTGTATATAGAAAAGATAATTCGATATCTCAAAATGATGATACTGGTAGATTTATAATTACACAATCTACCATAAGTACTCCTCATTTTGAATTGTTAAATATTAAATATAATGACTTAGCAATTACTGACCTTAATCAACACGATGTTACTTTTTATAAAACTGCACAGGTAGTAGACTCTAATATTGCTCCTGATAACATCAAAAAAGATATACAAATTCTTGGTGTAACTGGTACTTATGAAGGTGGTGGAGGTGGCGACCCTGGATATAAAGTTTACTTTGCATTTAGTGGTGGTGGAGGTGGAGATAATGCTTATCTTCAACTCAATGGAGAAACCGCTGAAAAGATAACTGGTTCTTATACATCTAGTGGTGGTTATCCAAAACAAGTTGACTGTCCAGCAAGTGGCATCAAGACATTCAAAACTTGGGGATATGACCATCCAAGTTCACGTGAATCTTCATCATCAAGTTTTGTAAGATATAGACCACACGGAACAAGTGATTGGACTTATTTATCAATTACTAGAACAGAGGCAACTGCTACATTGGTTACTCTTACTTGCGATATAGATTTGCAGATTGTTGAAAACACTTGTCTTGATAGAAATACTCTTATTACTATGGTAGATGGTACAAAGAAAAGAGTAATAGATATCCAAGAAGGCGACGTTATCAAAGCATATGGCGGAAAGGCTTATGTTGTATATAACGACGAATACCACAACCCCGCCTACGCTGAAGAACGCGACCGTTGGACCTTTGAAGATGGATATGAGGTAATTACCGCACACCAACACCGCTTCTATAACTACGAACACCAAAAGTTTATGTATCTCCAAGAGTGGAATATTGGCGAACACGCTATTACCGAAGACGGAAACAAAGTAGCATTACTCGCTCACGCTCACGAAGAAGAACTATGTAATTACGCATCATTATGGTGTAATTTGAGTGGTGTTGAAGATAAAACAAGCGAAGACTGGGTTGATGGCAATAACTACTATGCTAATGGATTGCTTGCTGGTAATAGATATAGCGAACCGCTAATTATTGACGAGGTGTAATATGATAGAACAAAGAGAAATCGCATATGGCACAATGTGCGTGGCTGGTTAGCCAGGTCCTCGTGGTCCATAGGGCGAACAAGGTCCTGCGGGACGCGATGGAGTAATTCAATACACCGCAGGCGAAAACATAACAATAACCAATAACGTGATTAGTGCTCTAAATGCACTGCCCGCCGTAACTACTGAAGATAATGGAAAGATACTTAAGGTTGTAAACGGTGAATGGGCTGTGGTTTCTGTTGAATAAGCACTAAAAAATTATACTAACGCAAAAGGTGAATCACTTATAATTAGCAACGAGGGATGGGGCACTTACGCCCCATAACTCAATACATATACCGCGGGGCAAAAGCAACGCAAGGAGTTTATTATGGAAAATAATAACACAAATCCTACACTTGACAACGAAGCCAAGGGTAGCGAAGAACAATCAACAGAAAAGAAATCCTACACACAAGAAGAACTTGACGCTATCGTCCAAAAAGAAGCAGATAGAAGAGTAAGCCAAGCAATGAAGACGGCTGAAAAGAAGAACGCAGACAAAATGCGTGAAGCCGAAAAGTTGGCTCAAATGGACGCAACCCAGAAGTATGAATACCAACTGGAACAGCGTGAAAGGGCTATTGCTGAAAAGGAAAAACAACTCGCACTTGCCGAAAACAAAAATGTGGCAGGCAAAATATTAGCAGACAAAGGCTTATCACTTGACTTTATTGACTTTGTTGTAGCAGAGGAAGCCGAATCAATGAATTTAAATATCAAGGCTATTGAGAAAGCGTTCAAGGCATCCGTAAAAGCCGAAGTGGAAAAGCGTATCGGCACAAAGGCTCCGCGGAAAGCGGAAGTGCCATACTCCAACCTCACAAAGGCAGACTTCGCCAAGATGTCTCTGGCACAACAGGCACAACTCTACAAGGATGAACCTGAAATCTATAAATCATTAATATAAGGAGAAAACAAATGGCAGATTATGCATTCAAGGGATATGATAACTTTATCCTTGAAAATAAGATTGACAGCATCCTTTCTACAAAGATGGATGTAAATAAGTTCCTCACAGCAGATTACTCACTCGTTGAAGAACCTGGTATGATAAAGAAAATCCATACATACACACCAAGCGGAGACGCTGAAGACCTCGCACGTGGCGACGGCAACTCCTCTTTCATTGATGCTGAATATGTAGAAAGAGAATACAGAGTAGCAAGAACACAGGCACAGGCAAAATGGTACGATGACGACCAAATGACTGACCCTGTACTCATTGACACAAAGGTTCAAGGTCTCGCAGAAGCAATGGTAAACAACTGGACTTCCAAGGCTATCGCAGAATTTGACAAGTCCTGGAACAAGGCTGTATTTACAAACTACGAACTCGCAAACTGGGCTGACGCTATCGCTAAATACACAAACGTATTTGAAGACCAGGCTAACTTATTCTTCCTCGTAAACATTGAGTGCGTTCCAACAATCCGTAAGGCTCTTGGCGACTACCTCAAGTATACAGAAGGATACATCAGAACTGGTGCTCTCGGCGAAATCCTTGGAGTTCCAATTTATGCTTCCAAGGCAGTTCCAAAGGATATTATGTTCCTCGCTCACAAGGACGCAGTACACGCATTCCTCAAGAAGAACACATTCGTAGAACAGGACCGCGACATTGACAAGAAGGAAAACTTCCTTGTTGCTTCCAGATACTCTGTAATCGCTCTCTTTGATGAAAGAAAGTGTATCAAGTGCGGAAAGGCACAAGCAACTGCTTCTACAATCACAACATACACAAAGGCAGCAAAGACAATCGCTGGTGCCGCAACAACTGGTGCTAAGGTTACTGCTTATGTAAATGGTGTTAAGACTGGTTCCGTAGCAACTGCTGCTTCCAATGCTTACTCCATCACAGCAGATGAAAACCTTGCTGCTGGAGATGAGGTTATGATTATCAGCGAACTCGCAGGCTTCTTACCAGAAAAGGTTGAAGTAACAGTAGCAGACTAATTACAAAATGGGGGTAAGACCTAATGTTAGAAAAAATCAAAACGCTTATCGGTCTTACCGATAACACAAAAGATACTCTGTTATCTATTCTCATTCAACAATGCGAAGATGAGGCAGTCGCATACACGCACAACGACTGCCTCGCTGAATTAGAAAGCACACTCATACAAATGGTGATTTATAAGTATAACCGTCTTGGAACAGAAGGCGTAAGCTCCGAAGGATACAGCGGTGTGTCTTATAATTACACTGATGACTATCCAGAAAGCATCTTGCGTGGTCTGCGTGCTAAACGCAAGGTGGTCTGGAAATGATTAACAGAGAGTATCAAACAGTTAGTGTTCAAAGTTATACAACTGGTGTTGATGAATACGGACAGAAGCGACAACTGGGATGCACATCCCGCAATGTGAGTATGGTAATACATATCTACCAATAGAATAATGTGTCGGACCCACGGTTCGTAGATGTATAGCTCATTGGATTAACAAAGGACACCAACATTACAACTGCTAATACTATTACAGTTAATGGCAAAACTTATAATGTAAAATATGTTATACCGTCTGGTAGGATGTGTTAGGTATTTATGGGGTGATAAAATGGCAAACAAACCATTAAACCTTAACTTTGATACAACACAACTGCTTAATCAAGCGTGTATCGTGGTTGAAAATAACGCCAAAAAGAATTGTCCAGTTGATACTGGCGAACTCCGCAGAAGTATTACTCACGAAGTAAATGGTGATACAGGTATAGTTGGTTCTAACCTTGAATATGCACCATATGTTGAATATGGAACTGGGTTATTTACTGAAAGCGGAAATGGTCGCTAGGATGTCCATTGGAGTTATTGTGACGCTGAAGGTAACTGGCATACAACTAGTGGACAATCTCCATAGCCTTATTTGAGGCCCGCACTTGCTGATAATATATAGGATATAACATAGGCAATATTACAACAGGTGATAAAAGATGTATGATGGTAGAACCCAAATACAGAGTGCGTTGAGCACAGTTCTTACTTGTGAGTATGAATTGTTCCTTGACACGTCCACCGCCACACCTTGTATTACATATATAGATAGCGGTGGGGCAGACAGAATAATTGGAGATACTTTGACCTATGCTACCAGTCTTTTTACGGTTAAATTATGGGCTAATACTGTAGCTGATATAGCGACATATGGTCCGCAAATTGATACCAAAATGAAGGCTTTGGGGTTTAAGCGTGTAGGCTCAAATGAAGTATCATCAAATGGTCTGTTATGTAAAATACTTAACTATGAGGCAGTCGCTCAAGAGGGTAGTTCTGCCTGGTATTAAATAATGAGGTAAAATAATATGGCATATATAACAAAAGGGATTAAGTTGAGTTATAAGTCTGGTGGAGCATCTACTTATACCGACCTTACTAACCTCCAGGATATCCCAGATTTAGGTGGAGATGTAGATAGCATTGAAATCACAACACTTAATGATGACGCACATATTTATATGAATGGTCTTAAGGATTATGGCGATAGCCTTGATTTTAAGTTTATCTATGACACAACACAATTTACTACACTTAAGGCACTGACTGGTTCAATAGAATGGAAGGTAACACTCCCAGATGGTGTTAGTGGTGGTAATGCTACAGCAATCACATTTAGTGGCGAGCCAAATGTTAAACTTAATGGTGGAACATATAACGAAGCAATGACTTATACTCTCTCTATTAAGCCTAACTCTGCTATGGTTGTAGCTTAATAATTAATTATATTACGGGCGGATTTATACTAGGTCCGCCCGTTTTTACAGGGAGAATAAATATGAATACAGAACTTATTATCGGCGACAAGACTTATCAGTTACGTTTTACAACTCGTAGTTGTGCCGAATTAGAAAGGGTAATGGGTTATAACCCGCTTTAGTTTTTTATTAATATAGACAATGGCGAATTACCAAAGGTTGGAGATATTGCAATCATACTCCACGCTATGCTTAAACCGCTTAATCACGGTATTACATTAGATAGTGTATATGATTTAATTGACGCTTATATGAATGATGGACATCAATTATTTGATATCATACCAATTTTTGTAGAGGTATTAAAGAAAGCTGGGTTTATTAATTTGCCAGCTGATAATGAGGCTGTTGAAGAAAAAAACTAATGAGTGAGGCTAGCAAATCAGTTAGTCTCACACAGTTCATAGATGATTTATTGGTATAGGTAATTAGGTTAGGTATAATAGAGTATTAGTTCTGGGATATGACAGTAGCTGAAGTTATACGATTTGCTGATGGAGTAAAGTTCCGCTAGGAGCAAGCACTTAAACAACAAGCACAAATGGATTATATACAGGCAATAACTATAGGGCGTGCGGTTGCCAGTGTTCTTAATAGTAAGAACAAAGCACCATAGCTTTATGAGTGCTATCCAGAGCTATTCAAAGAAGAAGCTGAAAAGGCTAGATTGTCTCAATAGACTGCTTTTTTACTTAACTTTGCCGAAGCCTTTAATTCAAAATAATAAAGGAGAACAACAATGGCTGATTATAAAGCATCGGTTGAAATCCAATTAACAGGTGCCGATAAGGCAACGCAACAAACAAATCAATTAAATAAAGCATTAGGGAATACCTCGACCACTGGTGCGTCCGCGTCGTCATCTATTAAGGGATTATCAAATGCGGTAAGAATTAATTCAGTAGGTCAGTTAGGTAATATGCTGAAAGGACTTAAACTAGATGGCGTAGCAACCTCTATAAAAAATACTGTTAAAGCTATAAAGCCATTAGTAAGTTCATTTAAAGAAGCAAAAGCAGTGTCTCAAGTTTGTTTTGATAACTTTAAATCAAATATGAAAATGGGACACGGTTTATTTAGTTCATTTACTATGGAGAGTTCTGCTATGATGGCAGAATATATCAATATAGGCGATAAGTTAGGCAATGTCTTTAGAAACATAGCTAAAATTATTTAGTCTATTATGCCGATTATAGTAAGAATAGTTGCTTTATTAGCAATCTGGACTAGAGGAGCTATTAAAGTAGCATCAATTGCCGATAGTATCGCTGATAATGCTAAAAAACTACATATGACTGCGACAGCCTATCAAGAGTGGGGTTACGTATTAAAGCAAAACGGAGTAGAGATTAGCACACTTAATACATCAATGCGAACATTTGCAAAACTCGTAGCAAGTGGGGAAGATTTAAGTGGCTATGGTATAAAGTCAAAAGATGTTAGTGTCGCTTTTGAAGAAGCGATATTCCATTTATAGGATTTACAAACAGAAACCCAAAAAATCACAGAATTAACTGAATTATTTGGTGCTCGTGCTAGTGACCTTATGCCAGTGTTGTCAATGACCAATGAAGATACCAAATCCCTTATGGAAACATATAGGATGCTCGGTGGAACAATGAGTGATGAACTTATCGCAAAAGGTGATAAATTAACTGATAGTATTACAGAGCTTAAATCAGCATTTAGCGGTTTACGCAATGTTATTTTTGGCGGATTAATTGAACCTTTAACAAAGATAGTTAAACAGCTAACACTTGGTATAGGTAAGATGACAATTTGGTTATCTGCCTTTATGGGTATAGAAAGCACATTTGGCAATTTAGGCACTACAATTAGTGAAGATGAAGATGCTACAAATGACCTTAATAAATCCGCAACAAAGCTGAAACGAACATTAATGGGATTTGATGAACTCAACGTGCTTAATGACAATGAGACATCATTAGATGACCTTAATGAACAATTAGAGGGCGTAAATGGCAACTCATTAATATTTGACAGTGATTTACTTAAACAATTAACTGAATATAAAGAAAGCCTTGAAGGTTTAAATAAGATACAACTGATAGGCGACGCACTGTTTGGCGGTGAGCATACAGATATTGAAAAATGGATTGCGGGTATAGCTGCAGCGAGATGGGCTGTAAAATCACTCACATCCAATATGAAAGATAAAAATACAACTTTAAGCGACCAAACAAGTAAAACAAAAGCTGAAAGTTCTATATTATCATCAGTATTAGTTCCCGCTCTTGGTCTGGCTGGTCTTGGCGTTATTGGTCTTGCTAATCAATTAAGAAATCTTAATGGAGCTAGTATGCCAGTAATTAATCCATAGGTTAATACTGGAAACGCTATAGAACAATTAGGGCAGTTTAGCACTACATTAGATACCGTAGGACAAAAACAGATTGAGCCATCTATTGGTCTTAATATGACCGAATATGCTAATGGAGTAAATAATGTTGTAACTGCTAATAACGAAGCTACCGCGTCAACTCGTTTAACATTCGCTAATATGAAAGAAGTTATTGGTGTATTTATTTCATCCGCACTAGTAATGCTAACACAATTCTCTAATGGCTCAATTAACTTATTTAGCTCTACTGGATAGGGAATAGCTACAGGTTTAAAAACAGGATTAATTAGTGCTTTATCTGGTATCCACTCGTTTGTTAATAGTGCAATGAGCGTATTTAGTAGCTTTGCATCCTCTGCGATGGGACTTATGAGTTCTTTAGCATCTGGAATTGTAAGCACGATGGGCGGAGCATTAAGTAGAGTGGCTAATTCAGTTAGTTCAATAACACAGTCAATTGGCTCAAAGTTATCTAATTTTGCTAGTAACAATATGGATACTTTATCCAATATAGTTAAAGGGACAGCGATGGTAGGATTGGGCGTTGCTGGTGCTGGTGCATTAGCAGGTGCTGGTGGAGCTATAGCTGGAGCAACTGGTTTAGCTAGTTCTTCATTAAGTTTTTCATCAATCGCATCTGGTCTAGCATCTTTAATTGGTATAACAAGTATTAATAATCTAATTCCGCAATTTGCAAAAGGTGGCGTTCTCACAACACCAACAATTGGTATGATTGCGGAATATAGTGGGGCTACATCAAATCCAGAAATTATTAGTCCGCAAAATACTATGAGAGATGTGTTTGAAAGTGTGCTTATGGACAATATAGGTAATATCATATCTGCGATTGAGCGTAATACACAAGCTACAGAAAGCAAGAGTAATGATATCTATATAGATGGAACAAAGATAACACGTAAGATAAGTAGCATACAACAATCAATGAATAAGCAAAAGAGTAGTAGTTTAGTATTAGTATAAGGGGGTGCGAAAATGATTGTAAAGATAGGTAATACCGATATTAGTGATTATTTGGCACTAAATGGATTAACTTATACTAGAAATGATATAGATGGTCCAAATGCGGGCAGAGCCCTAGATGGAACTATGTATAGAGATAGAGTAGCGATAAAGGCTAAATATGAAATTAACTGTCGTCCGCTCACAACAGCTGAAAAAAATACGCTTTTTAATTTAATTTAGTCAGAATACTTTAGTTTTTCTGTTGGTACTGACGCTTCTAGTTTAACATAGATAACTGCGTATACTAATAATGTAAGTGCTAGTTATATGATAAAAAAAGATGGTGTAGATTATTGGTAGGGAATAACTTTTCCAGTAATTGAGAGGTAATAAAATGAATAAAATCGTTATAGACACTCATACTTGGACCGATGATGGAACAGGCGATGGTAAGTTGCTAGACGGTTCATTCTATGTATGTAATTCACTTGCACAAGATGAGTTAGATACAGATACATTAAGTTTTACAGTGAGGTATCCATTATCTGGTGGTGTGGATACCTCAATACTTAATTATCCATATGGAACCGCTTGTCAATATTATCAAAAAGAAGGCAATAACTGGAATATGTTTGGTTAGTTTTATTTAACCACCAAAGAAAGAGTTAGTGCTTATGAATATGTTTTTAAGTTTCAGTCCGCAGTAGGAATACTTAATGATACCGAACATTATGGTGGTATTTATACAGGACAGTCTGTGAGTTAGGTATTAGCTGATATTATCGGTAGTAAGGTTTCATACTCTTATGATGAAGTATTTTCTCGTGTAAAGGTATTTGGATGGCTACCAATTGCGACAAGAGCAGAAAATCTACAGCAATTACTTTTTGCTAGTGGCGGATGCTTAAAGAAACAAGCTGACGGTTAGCAATTCTCTGGAGAAATACACATATCTACACTAAATGCGGACGCTACACCTATATCAATTAGTGATAGTAGGGTAATGGAAACTACCGCTGGGAAAATTGTATATCAAGGTATTACAAAAGCGGTAATAACAGAACACTCATATAATACTAGTGACCAAACAGAAGAAAAAATATTATTTGAGGGCGAGCTTGCAGGGCAGACATTTATTACTCCAAAAGGTAATAGTGTAGTAAACGCATCAATTGTTAGATTTGATGAACCGTGTCACTCCGTTTCTTTTACTAATTGTCAATTATTAAATAACGAAGTTGGTGTTAATTATGCGGTTGTATCTGCATCACCTAACGCTATTGTAAAGGGAAAACCGTATATACATACTACAAATATGCTATACAAGTCCCTACCAGGCACAAGTAATTTAACCGAAAAAGTAGCGAAAGTTGAAAACGCCACACTCATCACATTAGCTAATGGTGAGACAATTGCCGAAAGAATGCTGGCTTATTATGGAAATAGTTAGGTATTAACTACAAACTTTGTTATTGAAGGAGAACATCCAGCAGATAAAGTTAGTATAAAAGACCCATTTGGTAATACGGTCACTGGGTTTATCAAGAGTATTGATGGAGAGTTCGGTGCATAGATAAGCAGAGGCGAAAGTGATGTAGCTATTGGATATAATCCACCTCAAATACACGGAAGCAGAAGTTTAACCAGTATAGCTATCACAACTCCGCCAACTCAAACCGCATATGCGACAGGCGATACTTTTAATCGTGATGGAATGGTATTGACCGCTTATTATGATGATGAGACATCAAGAGTATTAAACAACTATGCCATAAATCCTAGTGGTCCATTAACATTAGAAGATACATCAGTTACTATTTCATATACTGAATTAGGTGTTACAAAGAC